CGTTCATCCGGTTCGGGGCGTAGCCCCAGCCGAGCACCTCGAGCGGCAGATCGACGCGCTTGATGCGCGAGGGGATGCTGACGAGCGCCTCGGGGTAGTAGTAGAAGAGCTCGTCGCGCTCGTAGATGGTGTCGTACCGCGCGAACGCCTTGCCGGGGATGTCCCGGTCGAGCAGCGCGCCGGCGCCGACGAAGACGCTGTCTTTCAGATCTCGGGCTCTGACCCACGCCGGGCTCATGTTCGCGAGGATCACGCCGGGCTCGTAGGCGGCCATCAGCTCGTCGTGATGGGTGAACACGATGTCGTCGTCTTGGAAGTAGATGACGTCGTGTTTTGCCTCGGGCAGCGCTGCGTAGCGGCCGTACGTCTTCAGATCCTCGCCGCGTTGCGAGTTGTCCCAGATCACGACGTCGTCGTAGGGGAGAGACGCGAGGATGCGCGACAAGTCGACGTCGCCACGGGTCACGAGGACCGCAGAAACGTCTTGTGCTGTGATGCTCACTTCTTCGTCCCGTCGACGGCCTTGCCGACTTCGTCTACGACCTCTGCGAGCACGTCAGGGATCGAGACGACGGCCTTGATCGGTGCTGCGACTATCTGGCCGAGCAGCTTTCCGATCATCCGACGACCTCCCTCATTTGCAGCGTGCGCCGTTGCATTTCCTTCTTGCGCTTGGCAGCACCCGGCGACGTGTAGATCCGTCCGGGAGCGCTCGCGTGTGGCAACACCTCGTAGCCGAGGTCGAGGCGCCGGTGCGGCGTCAGCATCCCGACGACGACGTCCGCGTAGGTCAGGAAGAGGTCGTCGTACGGATAGCTGGCGAGGTAGCGATGGATCGACGGCCACGCGAGCTCGCGATCGACAATCGAGCCTGCGCCGACGAGCGCCTGGCCGAGCTTGTCGTACCCCGCTGCTTCGTACCAGGGTGACGGCATGTTCACGGTCATCCGGCCCGGCTCGTGCAGTGCGAGCAGCTCGTCGTGCGCTGCGAAGATGACGTCGTCGTCCTGAAAGTAGACGTACGGCTTGGTCGTCTCGACGGTCGCGAGGTAGCGGCCGAAACAGCGGCTTTCCCAGCCGCGCGCAGCGTTGTCCCAGATGATCGTCTCGTCATACGGCAGCGTGGCGAGGATCGGTGCGAGGTCGATGTCGCCGCGCGTCACGATCACGGCCGCGACGTCTTCGACGGCGATCACGAGAACTCAGGCCCGGGAAGTGTGCTGCCGTGGTGGTGGCGGCGCATCTCGGCGCGCGCCTCGTTCCAGTGCGCGGCTGTCTTGCTGCGGTTCATCGATTCGGGGCTGTACCGGTAGAAGAAGCAGGTTTTGTCGGTGAAGGCGAGTCGGTAGCCGCGCGCGATCAGATCAATCCAGAGATCCCAATCGCAATCGCCGCCAACGTGCGGGTGGAAGCCGCCGGATTCGATCAGCACCTCGCGGCGAAAGAGCGAACATCCCCACGCATACGTCCGGTCCCACTTCCACATCTGCTCAAAGGTCGGGCTGTCCGGCCCAAGCGAGTGCGTCGGTGTGACCCTGCTATTCGCGTAGCCGCCGACTCCGGCCTGGGTGACGCGCCGCATCGCCGGGCAGACCATCTGCGTGTCCGGGGTCAGCGCTGCAAGGCACTCCTTGACGTAGTTGCCTTCGAGCCAGTCGTCACCCGCGATGATGACGACGTACTCGACGTCGGCGGGGAGAGCCATCAGTCCGGCGTTGAACGCGCCGGCCATGCCGCGGTTCGTGATGCCGAGCACGCGGAGATGCTCGAACCGAGCCTCGCAGTCGCGGAGCAGCTCGAGCGAGCCGTCGGTCGATCCGTCGTCGACGACGATCTGCGAGACCTTCGCCGACGTGACCTGATCGGCAACCGACTGGATCGCCTTCTCGATGAAATCGACCTGGTTGTAACAGGTCGTGACGACCGCGACGACCGCTGAAGATTCGAGGTCGTTCACGGTCACCCTCCTTCCGTCAGTCGCTCGTGCACCCGGCGGGCGGCATCGACGAGATCGAATGAGTAGTGCTCGAGGAGTGCGTTCCACGCCAACTCCGGATCGCCGATGCCGAGGTTCTTCGCGAACCCCTCATACGGCGTGATGTTCTGGCTCGACTTGAAGTCGACGCACCGGAAGTCGTGCGGGTCGTGCATCACGAATGTGAATGGGATGCGCGAGCGTCGCAGACCGCGGAGCAGAGCACCGTCGAGGCCGCGGCAGAGCTCCGACTGGATCGGTTGCAGCTTCGGGTGCATCGTGAAGAGCCGGCTGTCGATGATCCACGGGATCGCGCCGTACCTGCTCGGCGACGAGCAGCGCTGCAGCGTCCCCGTGTGCATATCGACGACCGCGAGATGGTGGCCGGCGATGATGACCGACGCGAGATCGTCGCGGCTGCGATCGAACAAAGGTTGGAAGACGTCGGGGTGGATCCAGTCGTCGGATCCGACCCAGACGATGTAGTCGGGTTCGCGCTCGAGCGCATGCCGGAAGCCGAGGTTGCACTTACCGCCGAGCGGCCGGTTCGGCGCCTCGAGGGTGTCGCAGCCGTACTCGGCGGCGATCTCGAGGTTCTCGTCGTCTGCGACGATCAGTGACCGAGCCTCGATCCCGCGGGAGGCGAGCTCAACACACAACCGCTGGCGCTGCGAGAGCACAAGCCGTGTGATGTCGAGCCGCCCCCACGCGGGCGAGACGATGCAGACGGACGTCAACCGTCTCGCTCAGGTGACGGTGATCTTCACCGCGCGCACGAGGCGATCGGTGTCGTTGTCCCACTGGTCGGTGTGACCGGTGATGGGGTTGTCCGGGTCCTCGACCGGCACGAACTTGCCGCCGGCATCCGGGTCGTCGGTGAAGTGACCTGTGTCCTTCACCGCCGTCGCGCCCATCCACGAGTCCGCGGCGAGTTGATCCTCGACGTTCTCGATGTCGAAGGCCCGCACGAACCGCATCGCGAGGCCGTCGTACGACGCCTGCGCGCCCCACGGCGCCCCTGCGGGCACCATCGGGATCCGCGAGGACATCGCGTACGCCGTCTTGTGGAAGGCGTACGCCTCGTCGGGATCGAGCCCCGGGCAGCTCACGATCGTGAACCCAGCGACGCGACCGATGATCGCCTCGCGGAGCGTCTGATCGGAGCCCGACTCGTTCGCCTTGATGAAGCGGTCCGAGTTCAGGAACGCCGACTCGGCGAGCGACCCGCACGCGATCACGCGGCCATCGACCGGCACGAACGCCTGGTTGAGATAGGCGCGCGCCGCGACCGCGATGTCCGAGTACGGGTCGTCCGTCGACTCGACGAACGAGATCGTGTTCTCGTACGACGCGCCGGCGATGACGGAGACGAGCTTGTCCTCCATCGCCTGCGCGATGCCCTGCGTGATCGGGTTGAGCACGTCGACCGCGAAGTCGACGATGTCGAGCGTCAGAACCTCGTCCGACACGCCGATGTACTTGTAGATGTCGGTGTCGAGGGTCAGATCGACCTTCCGCTGATGGATTGAGTCCTTCGTGCGGGAGGTGCCGGAGCGAAGCACCCGCGTGTGCGCGGGCGCGTATGCCGGCAGCCGAACGGAGATCGTGTCGTTCAGCACGCCGGCGAAGTCGCCGACCGGGTCACGCCAGACGAGACGCGGGAGCGTCAGCTGGCGCAGGAGAAGCCCGAGGGCCGTGTTGACGACCTTCGTGGCCTTGATGGCGGTGTAGGACATTGACGTTCCTTTCGTCTGGACGGCGGCTCAGAAGAGGCGTGAATCCGCGCTAGGAGCGCGGAACCGCCGCAGCGAGCTTGAGGGGGTCGTTCTCCTCCGGATCTCCCGCAGGGGCGGCGCCTCGCCGCAGTCGTTCGGTGGGGCGACGGAGCGGATCCTGTCCACCGTCGCCGTCGGGCTTGAAAGATGCGATGAGCACGTCGGCGTCGGCCTCGAGCTCCTCTTGCGTGCTGCCGATCAGGCGTTGCGCCTGCGTCTCGGTCAGTCCCTTCGCCAGCGCGACGCGCAGGCGCATCGCCTCGAGCGTCGCCGTGTTCGCGTTCTTCTCGGCCTCAGCGGCTCGCTCGGCTGCCTTCTCGGCCTCGCTCTTCTCGGCGTCCTCCTGCTCCTTGAGTTTCGCCTTCAGATCGGCGTTCTCGCGGGCGAGACGTTCGCGGTCGGAGCGCGTGTTCTCGATCAGCTTTGCTGCGCGGTCCGGGTCGAAGTTGTCGTCGTCACCCCACGGCCGGTTCTTCTTCTTCGCCTCTTCGGCGGCCGCGTCGGCTTCGGCTTTCTCGCGCGCTGCTTTCTCCTCGTCGGTCTCCTCGCCTTCGTTCAGCGGGACGCCGGAGGCGTGGAGGACTGCGCGCCGTGCGGGCCATTCTCCCTCGAGGAGCGACTGCAGCTCGATCAGGTCGTCGGACAGTGAAACGTTGCGCACCTGGCGCATGAGAAGAACCTCCTGGGTCGTTGGCGCCGCCCTCCTGGGGCAGCCGGTTACTTGGCGAGATGGCGCCGCACGGCGTTCAGCCGAGCTTGCGACGAGTTCTCTCCGTGCTGCAGATCACCCGAGGCGAGCGCTTCGCGCTGTGCGTCGTTGTAGATCCGCTTCCACTGCGCGGTCTGCTCGGGCAACGGTGTGCCGTCCCAGACGGGCATCGCGGAGCATCCGCAGTGATCGTGCGCCTCGAAACTCGCCGTCTCTTCGGACTTGTAGACGGCGCCGCGCGACGCGAGCGTGAGGCAGAAGTAGCAGGGGTCACCGTCGGTGACTCGTGCCCATCCGAGCGCCTGCTTGTCGGCGGCAACGGATTGAAGGATGGTGTCTCGGCCGCCCTCGAGCACGTGCCGCGTGACGGCACCCGAGACGCGCACGAACGATGACTTGCGCGCGTCCGCGATCGACTGGCCGGCGTTCAACGCGTTCGCGTGGCCGACCTTGCCGGTCACGTACAGCGACGTCGTGAGTTGCGCCTCGTTGATCGCCGCGGCCGCAGTGGCGGCTGCGTCTCCATCAGCGCCCGAAATCCTGCGCGCTGACTCGAAGTACGCGGCGGCGAGCGCTGCGGAGATGCTGCGGTAGGTGCGGACGAGCGGCGTCGTCGCGGTGACGAGGTTCCCGAACGATTGATCGTCGTGCCAGATCGGCCAGAGGGCCAGGAAGTCGCGGAGCGCTCGCGCGCGGAGGCTCATCTGTGCCTGCCGGTGCTGCTCGGTGAGCACGCCTGCTTCGTCGGTGCGAGTCGCCATTCAGAGCTCCCTGACTAGCCCCTGGGATGCGAGATGCTCGAGGTAGAGCTTCACGCCGCGTCGGATCGCGATCTGCGCGCCAACCGGGATCTGTTCCGGCTTCGAGTTGTCGTACAGGATCATCTGCAGCGCTTTCTCAGTACGGGTGTCGCAGCGCTTCGCAATCTCGAAAGCGAGCGTCACGCTGTACGCCGGCGACGTTGACCATCCTTCCTCGTCCGGCACGCCGGTGAAGAGCAGCGATAGCTCGGCGAGCGACACGCTCCCCGAGGTCGTCACGGTCAGGCCGCCGGCGGTGGGGGATTGTCTCCCTGCCGCTTGAGGATGTCGGCGAGCTGCGCGAATGCGTCACCTGTCTGGGCGTTCGCCTTCCAACGTTCGACGTCTTGCTGCGTGACTCCAGGGATCATCGACCACAACTCGGGCGACGGCACGTTCAGCATCGTCGCGAGCTTGCCGAGTCCGTCGACGGTCGCGGCGAACGTCCGGGCGGAGGTGTCGCGCCAGATCACTTCGGCGTCTTCTGGAACGTCTTTCCCCATCGCCTTGCCGACGAGGCGGAGTGTCTGCTCGTGCGACTCGCCGAGAAGCGTTTTGCGTTCATCGACCTTACGGTCGTGGCCGTTCTCGGCAGCGGCGAGCGCTTCAGCGGAAAGGTTCACGAGCGTCCCGACGAGCTCATGCACAGGCGTCTGCGAAAGCGTCGCAGCGTGGCGCAACGAAGCATCACGGCTGTCGAGATAGCCCTTGAGGTCGGTCTGGCCGAACTCGCCGACCTTGACGCCGCCGCCTTCGCTGTCCTCGCCGTCCTCGAACGTCCACACCGAGGCGGCGCTCGCTTTCAAGAGCTCCTGCTCCGAGGCTGCCGTCCAGCCGATGACGTAGCGCTGACGGAACGCGCCGTACCACTGCGCGACGAGCAACCCGAAAGTCGTGAGGTCGATCTGATCCTGAAGTGACCGCAGCGGCGCGATCTGCCCGCGCGTCGTCGTGTCGGCATAGACATCTTCGGCGATCTCTGACGAGACCTCGTCGTCGCAATCGAGGTCGTCCTCGTCGAGGTATCTCACGACGGGGGTGAGCCCAAGATTGTGTTCGCGTGCCTCAACGAACGTGAAGACGGATTCCGTGTCCTGCTGCGCACCGCTGTAACCGTCGGAGGGTTTGACGCGACGCTCTTCATCGACGAAGTAGACGGCCTCTTCGTCGTAGAGCTTCCACTGACCGCGCGCGAGCCGCTCGAGCGCGAAGATCGGCCAATCCGGGTCTTCGCCGTACATCGCAGTCATGCTGCGCGGCGAGACGGCGCGGATGATCGGAAATGGCTCGCCGGGCATCACAACGGCGTAGGCGGCGCCGTACGCGAACGCGGCACGGTGCAAACCGGTCTGGCGGGCATCCATCTTGTTCGCCTGCCACGCCTTCCACACCTCGTCGTCGACGTCCGAAGCAGCGCCACGGAAGCCATCCACGAACGTCGATTGCGCGAGCGAGTCGATGACGATCGGACAGATGTTCACGCGAGCGATCCGCGCCATCGTCTTCACCTGCTTCGGCGCGCCAGCCTCAATGATCGTCGGGAGAGCCTGCCGACCTTTCCAGTAGCGACGCACGACGTCGAGCTGCGAACGCTCGGCGTTGTGCTCGCTCTGCAAGATGCGGACTTGCTCGACTGCTTGATCCGAAGTCAGCACAGATGAGCCTCCGCGATTTAGACGAACGTGGCCTTGCCGGTTTTCTTCCGCGTGCGTGGCAATAGACGGCGCGCCATGCGCGCGAGCATCGTCGACGGGACGCCGTCGATCTTGCGCGCCGACTCTCGATGCTCCTTGCGAACCGTGATCCCCCACGTGTTCGGCTGGCGCCGCGCGTTGTGGAAATGCTGCTTGACGACCGGGTTGCCGTCATGGCGAAACGCACCGACGATGATCTCGTTCTGAAGCCGCTCGATCTCGATCGTGGCTTCCTTCTGATGAGCCCGCATATCCCACGCGATCGCATGCTTCGCCGACGCCTTGATTTTCAGCCGGGCGCCGTACTCGGCGGCCCATTTGTCGACGTACGACTCGAATGGGTGAAGGTCGGAGAAGAACGCGCGCACCTTGTAGTGCGCGAACGTGTGTGCAACGACGCCATCGATGACCTCGCGCGGCACCTCGCCTTCGTGCTCGGCGGGGTCCCATGCACCGATCGTGAATGTGTATCCGTCCGATACGCGACAGCCCGTGAGAACGGTGTGGTCGTCGGTGTCGGAGGGATCGAGCCCCATCGTGATCTCTTCGCCCTCAACGAGCGGTGCGGGCTTCGGCGCGATCGAGCCGTCGGGCAGTTTCAGGTCGAGATCGGCAGCGAGGCGGTCGTACTCGAATGGAGCTATCCACGCATCCTCGGCAGCGACGAGTTGGTTCAGATAGAAGCGGCGCGACGACGACGGACTGTTTCGCGTGTCGTAGATCTCTTCGACGTGGCGGTCCTCGTCGAGCCACTCGGAGTCGCCTTTCGCGGCGGCGAGGCCGGCGCGCAGCTGCAACTCGTCGGCGAGGTCGACGTCTGGCGGCGCCTCGAGCGAGTCGTACATAAATCCGACTGCGCGAGACTTTCCTTGCTCGATCGCCTGCCATGCCTCGAAGTCGTGCTCGGCGTCAGAGTCCTCGCCTGGCTCGTGCGCGTTGGAGATCGCGAGCACGCGCGCTGAGCCGTCACGGGACTTCGTCGCGTTGCGGGCGACGACCTCTGCCATCGCGTGCCCGTCGTTGTTTTTCAGCCAGTGCTGGGTCTCGTTCTTCAGCGTAAACGTGGGGCGCGGACCTTCAAGCGCGCGCGGACTCGACGTCACTGACTCGAGTCGGCAGCGGCCGCCGTGCGCGTAGATGATCTCCTTGCCGAGATCGATCTTGTAATCGTTGATCGCGGCGTCCGAGAACATCCCCGGGAAGAGCGTCATCGTGTTCCGGGTCTGATCTTTCGCGACTGCGGCGGTCAGAACCCACGCGGCCGGGTGCGGCGCAGCGACGGGGTCGCCGGTCGCGTTGACGCCAGCGAAGCGGCACGGGCCGACGAGTTCGGTCGCGCACAGCGTCGCGGCGAGCGGATCCTTGCCCCAGCCCTTGACGCGGCGGAGCATCCCGTACCGATAGACGAAGCGGCCGGTGTCGCGTTCGAGCGCGTACCACCACAGGATGAATCGGGCCTGCTCGTCGGTGTAGCGCCACTGCTCGCCGGCCTTGGGGCCGTCGGGCTGACGCAGGTACTCGGCAGTCCAGCCGAGCACGTCCCATCCGAGCGTGAACTCAGGGAGCAACCATCCGCCGCCTCGCGCCTTCCGCTGCCAGGTCGGCCCGATCGTGACGGGCTTGAGAACGAGCGGCTTCGGGGCGCGGCGGCTACGACTTGCTGCTGCCGGCGGCACTGAGGCTCTTCCGGTAGTCGGCGATCGCGATCACGCCGGCCGGCTGCTCGGGCTCTCCGCCGCGCTCGACCTCCATCCGCACTCGGCGGCGGTCGGCTTCGGTTGTGAGCAGATCGCCCATCGCCGTCCAGACGGCCGCGAAGAGCACGGACGAGAACTTCTTCTGCTTCAGGTTGCGGCTCATCACGTCGGCCACCAACCGTGCGGCCTGCCAATCGGACGGCTCGTAGAACTGCGACTGCCCCGACTCGGCGAGCGAGTTGAACCAGTCGATCGCGATCGGGTGCCACGCCTCGTTCGCGGTCAGTGGCGGGACGTTCGCGACGAGCGGCTTGACGGTCTCGACCTTGGAATCCTTGTTGCGGCGCCGGCGCTCGCTTGAGCGCTTCGGAACCGGCCCGCGAGTTGCGGCCTTCGGCATTTCAGACCACTCCTTTCGGCCTCCTGGGCCGGGCAACCTGTGCCTATTCGCCCGGGCTGGGCGAGGTCAAAACCCGTACACGATCTGAGCTGCTATGCCAACGTCTCCCTA